GAATATACGCGCAGTTATCAAGGCAACTAGTAGAAGCTCTATTTGGAGAAACTCCAAGCGATAATGGTACAATTGAGTTAGAGGGAAATACAATAACCTACACTGTCTCAGACGGTATAATAACTTTAACTATTGTGGACGCAGACGGAAATGAAACAATTATCCAAATTCCTATCGGTTCTTTTACTTTCTAGTTGCGTTTCTTTAATAATTGACCCAATAGAAAATAATATCCCTTCTATACAAAGAATAGAAAACGCACAGGTAGAAACTCTAATCGTGTCAGACCTTGCCTCTATAGGCGTACCTGTACGTCTACCCGTAGTTGCCGTCTATCCAACATCTTTTACTGACCAGACTGGGCAAAGAATGAGTAATTCTATGTATGCTTCTTTCTCTACTGCTATAACTCAGCTACCAAGTGCTTATCTTATTAGAGCTTTACATAAAGCGGGTGCAGATCACGGTGGGTTCTTTACCGTAGTTGAAAGAGTAGGTTTAGATAACTTAACTAAGGAACGTCAAATAATACGGAGTGCTAGAGAAGCACAGGATAATAGTTCAGAGCTAGGGGCCCTCCTGTTCGCTGGTTTAATTATAGAGGGAGGTGTGATAGGATATGAGAGTAACGTTACTTCTGGAGGTTCCGGTGCACGTTATTTAGGGCTCGGCGCAACCAAGGCTTATAGAAGAGATTCGGTAACAGTACAACTTAGATTAGTGTCTGTTACATCAGGAAAGGTTTTGCTAGAGACACTAGTAACAAAAACGATACTAAGTGCCTCATTAAGTAACGATGTTTTTCGATTTATTTCTGACAGTACAGAACTAGTCGAGATAGAAAGTGGCGTTGTAAGAAACGAATCCGGAGGATTAGCCTTACGAGCTGCAATAGAAACAGCAGTCTTGCAAATAATCAAGGAGGGTACAGAGGCAGGCTATTGGAGTATAGATGAAAAATTTAAAAATATTGATTGCGACGATGCTTGTGTTTCCGCTTTACGCGGCTGACAACGAGATATATGTAGACCAGGCTGGTGCCACACTAAACTTAGACCTAGAACAATTAGGCTCTGGAAATATCATAGGTGGGTTAAACGCTACCGCTGGTTCGATGACTTTTCTTGACCTCGACGGAGGCACTATGACTTTAGATATAAACCAAATAGGTAGTTCTAATACCTTTTTAGGAGACATCTTAGCTGATAACTTTACAGGTTTCTTTGAGTTTGACGGAGACAGTAATGACTTCACTATTCAAGTAGACCCTACTAATACCTACGGAGCTGACGATGGTGACTTCAATGTAGATGTTACAGGTGACAGCAACGACTTTACTTTAAATGTAGGCACATCAGCACTTGCTGCTACTTTAGACCTAGACTGGATTATTAATGGTTCTAGTAATACATTTGATTTTGATATTAATTATGATGGCGGTACATCTTATGTAGATGTAGATGGTGACTCTAACAATGTTACATTTGACGGCTCAGGATATGCCGGCGGGTACTTTTACCTAGATCAAACAGGAAGTTCAAGAACATTTAACATACAACAACAGAGTACACTAGATAATGACTGGCTTAAAATTATTTCTACTGGTTCTTCTGGCACTGTTTGTGTCATACAAAACGACGGCGGCACAAGTACCGGCTGTTAATATTGGTGGTATATCAGAACTAAAAGGAGACGCTAGCGTATTAAGGGACCAACCTTACGGTGCTAAGTTAGACTTTGACATTCAACAAATGGATGACGTTCGTACAACTAACGGACGTGTAGGTATTACCTTCCTGGACGACTCTATTGTCCGACTAACAGAACATTCAAAACTTGTAATTACTGAGTACATATACGATCCTGACCCATCTAAAGGTAAGATGGCGTTGCGTTTTGCGAATGGCACAGCACGTTTTGTTAGTAGTAAGCTTGGAAAAATAGACAAAAAGAACATCTCGTTATCCACACCTACAGCAGATATAGCGATTAGGGGTACGGACTTTACTGTTACAGTAGATGAACTAGGCCGATCCCTTATCATATTATTACCAGATGCTAACGGAATATCTAGTGGTGAAATACTTGTTACTACCGCAATGGGTACGGTCACATTAAACAAACCTTATGAAGCTACAACTGTTAATGTGTTTGAATCTACGCCAAGTAAACCCGTTATTTTAGATTTAACTTTAGACATAATAGATAACATGTTAATCATAAGTCCTCCGGACGAAGCAGAGTTATCCACAGATCTATCCACAACGTCCGCAAATAGCGGAGCAATTCTTGATATTGATTACTTAGAATTTAATGATTTAGAGTTTGATTATTTAGCAGAAGATTCTCTTGAATTTAGTGAGCTCGATATAAATTATTTAGATGTAAATTTTTTTGAAGACTTACTAGCAGTTATACAAGAACTAGATACCCTAGGGGACCAAGCATTATCTACAGGTTCTTTGGTTCAGGGTACAAAGTTTGGTCAAGATTTAACTACCCAGATAACAACTTTTACACAAGACGATACTCTTATTTTAGAGAGAGCAGTAACGCAAGCTACTAAGTTGACCTTAAATATCTCGCAAGGCTATACTATAATTCTATTACAGGATGGTAAAACACAACAAGTGTTAATAAATGGTGGAGGTGACTCTACTATTACAATTACACAGGGATCAGGATGATGAAGAAATGGTACTCATACATAACTGTAGGTTTATTAACTTTACCTTTATTGTTTAACTGGCAGGCACTAGAAGTACTAAAACTAAAAACATTTGACGCACTCGTACAAACACCAGATCCATCTGGCTGGTTTGTAACGTTAGATATAACAGAAGAAGATGTAGCACTTGCGGGCGGATGGCCGTATCCGCGACAAGACCTTGCACGAATACAATTAGATTTGTTGGATGCAGGAGCGTTAGGTGTGGGTTGGGTTGTTGCTTTTCCACAAGCAGATAGATTCGGTGGAGATCAGGCATTTGCAGATGCTCTACTAGAAGGACCTAGTGTAATCGCCACGTTTGAAGGGGGCAGTTCTTATGCGCCAACTACAGGCACAGTTATATTAGGAGATGGAGAACCTATACAGGGTATTGCTTCACAGGGTGTGATTGGAAATGTGTCCGTGCTAGCAGACTCAGCTTACCAGGGGCTGGCAGTTGCACGTACTGACGTAGATAATTTAGTTAGGCGTTTACCTTTATTGCTCCAGACTCCAGACGGTTGGACTCCGTCTTTTGGTATACAAGTTATTAAAATGATTAGTGGTTCGGATACGTACATTATTAAAGGGCAGCAGGGGCAGATCGAAGAACTTACTGTTCCTAATTATGCAGAAATACCTGTAGATAACATTGGTCGTAGATGGGTATCTTGGATTGACACTCCAAGCACTAGCCTGGAAGAGATGGATGTACGTGATAAGTTTGTGTTTGTAGGTGTAAGCGCAAAAGGTGTGATGCCTCAAATAGCTACGCCAGTTGGCTTGTTGTACCCCCACCATATACAGGCTGCGTTAGCTGAAAGCATGACCGTAGATGTACCAGCAATACCAGGCACTGCGTTACTATATGAATTACTTATACTTGTAACAGTCCTACTATTAACCATAGTTATAATACGTACATTAGGGCTCGTCGGGACTGTAGTAGGAACCGTGGGCCTTGTATCGTTGACCGCGGTCGGTGGTTGGTGGTTAATTACATCTAATATACTTATAGATGTAACTTATAGTATATTATCAGCTATACTTATATCTGTACAAGAATTCTATTTACGCTTTAACGAACAGTTTAAATTAAGGCAGTTAATAAAAAAACAATTCGAGCACTACCTGGATCCTAAACAAGTTGCACGATTACAAAATAATCCAGAGCTACTTAAGTTAGGAGGAGAACGTAGAACTTGCACGTTCTTGTTCACTGACGTCAGGGGGTTCACGAATCTGTCCGAAAAGTTAGAGCCTGAAGAAGTAACAGACATAATGAATAAAGCTCTTACCGTACAAGTAGAATGCATCCAAGCCCACGGTGGCATGGTTGACAAGTTCATAGGCGACGCGTGCATGGCCATCTTTAACTCCCCCCTAGATTTAGATGAACACGAACAACGCGCTGTCGCCTGTGCCCAGGATATGCGTACGGCAATAAAAGCGCTGCAAAAAGAATTGCCTGAACCTGTAGCCATAGGAATAGGTGTTAATACAGGAGAAGCAGTAATCGGTAACATGGGCTCGGACTCTCGTTTTGATTACTCAGCCATAGGAGATGCTGTCAACACGGCCGCACGATTAGAGAGTGCAACTAAAGAAGCTGGTGTAGATATATTAATTGGAGAGCGTACAGCGTGCAAAGTTCCACGAACCCTCTTCCACGATACTATAAAAGTAAAAGGTAAAGCCAAAGCTTTGAAGGTGTATACTATTTAAATGGCAAGAAACTATAAAAAAGAATATGCAAACTACCAAGGCACAGATGCACAAAAGAAAAGACGTGCTCAACGTAATAAAATACGTAGGCAAATGTTAAAAGATGGTCGTGTTAGAAAGGGAGATAAAATGGATATACACCATAGAGATGGAAATCCATCAAATAATTCTCCAAGTAACGTAGTTGTGAAGCCTAGATCAAAAAATAGGTCTTTTGCGAGAAAATGACTTCACAGGATGCTCTGTAACGCATTTTGTTAAGGTAACTAAGGCCTTAGGTCCAACTAAATCAATATTTATCTGGGGGGCTTTCCTGTGCGTCAGATAAAGATTCTTCTTTTTCGAGGGTTTTTATGAGTCTATTTAAGTACCATTGTGCTTTTAAGACATCTTGTAGGCCTTTTTTAGCTTCATAGCGCCACATGTACTTTTGAATGTTACCTTTTAAGTAACCTTTGAAAGCGTCAGGTGTCATACTTTCTTCTATTGCCACAATACATTCTACGTTTCCTGTGTTGTAATGCGGAGGTGAGTTTACATAATCAGTCATTTGTTTCTCCTAAACAAAAATTAGTTAATACTTGTATAAATATTTTAAAGGGTATTGCTTCTTTTTGAAATTGTTTTAGTGTGATGTGTGTAAGTGTAAAGTCTTCGGTAACGTACACACTGTCCCCAGATGCAAAAACTACGTACGTGAAGACACCATGTTCTTTTTGGCGAGTAAGCCAAATGCGTTGTTGTTCAGATAAGTTAATTTTTATTTTTGAGTTAAGCTTTGCAGGCAAGTCTTCTTTGTACTTATATTCAATCCAACAATGATTTGTAGGACCAGAGTAGTAAGTGTCCGATACACCTCCGTGGTAAGGATCGTTGATCTTCCACTTGTAAATTTCCTTAGGTAGTTTCCTGTGGACTTTATTTATGAACTCCTTTTCACGCACATCCTGAGTATAGCACAATCGTGCATGCGACATTAACTGTCGCACGCGGATTGCACGTACTTACCTAGGATTTATTTGCAAATGTTTTATCGTAAAAACCTTTAGCAACATTGTAAGTTTCTTCTTTAAGCCAACCTACATTAGATACAGCTATGTTCATGAAACGTTGTCCAGATTTGTTAGCTGTTTGCACAGAAGACATTTTCCACAATGAAGAAAATCTATCTCCACCTAATTTAGCTATCTGAGTATTCCATTCTCTAGATACTTTTAATTTAGATATTGAACAATCAAACAAGAAAGGTATGTCAGATACATCACCTGTTTTCTCATCTACTTTTAATAAAGTGTGAGTCTGGGTTCTGTTAATGTCATAGTCTTCTACTTTAAGATTTTCATCTTCTAACTTTTGTAAAGCTTCTGCTTGTGTAGGAAATGTACCTACAAGTCCGCCACCTTTTTCTAATTGTTTCCACACAACAAACTCTTCTTTGAAGTGTACGTTTACTAGATAAAGTTCTTTACCGTAGTCTTCTTTGGTTACAGTATTAATGAAGTCACCTACTTTGGCGCCTTCAATATACTCACTGTGGTTTTCATCTACTTCGTTTGACAACTGTTGCAGTTGTTTTAAACGTGGAGTAGACAAATGTTCTGAGCTAATGTTTTCATTACCCAGGTTCGTGCCTTTCTTTAAATGAGCAGGCATTGTGCTCGTTACTATACTTATATCATTAGACATAGAACGTTCTCCTTTTTAATCTAATATTAATATTATGCTGACCTAAAATTAATTCGAGTCAACTCCGTACTTTTAACACCAGGTACATCCATACCAGCTGCTATAAGTTCTCTGTAGGCGGTTGCAGACACACGTTTTTGCAATAACTCAAACTGATTAGTATCAGTTATGTGTTCGTGCAGTTGGTCCCAATCTTCTACAGTTGGCACAATCTCATTTTTAAGTGAAATTGTACAAATATCATTAGAAATTTTATCGAGCCCTTGCTCTTGCATCCTAATAGATATTTGACTTTCTAGTTCGCGTTGTTGTGATTTCAAAAGTTTTTCTTCTGATTGCACAACTTTAATTTGATTACGAACTTTAGCTGTTTCTGCTAATAAATCGTTTAGTTTTTTCATGATATCTCCTTTAATATATGTAATAGGTTTTCCATACGACCTAACTTAGTGTTAAGTTTTTTGTACACCTCAGGTTCCCAAGTATTTCTAGCTTGGATAAGTATTGTTTCGGTCTTTTGTGTTTGACCTGCTCTATATATACGCTGGTTAAATTGTTGGTAGTGCTCAGCATTGTACGTAGGTGAACACCATATAACTGTATTAGCTTTAGTCAATGTAAGACCATGGCCCGCTGATTGCGGGTGACAGAACAAGACCTTAATATGGCCTGCTTGATATCTTGCTACAATATCACTACGTTTTTCAGCTTTTACTGAACCGTCAATAACTTCGTAACTAATACCTTCTTTCTGTGCTATTTCTACCAGCGCGTCACGTTCGTGCTTCCAGTTGAATGCAACCAGGCTATGCGCACGTTGTGCTACAAGTGTCATAACTATGTCGTAACGTTCTTGGTGTACAAACTGGACTACACCATCTTCGTCATACACAGCGCCCGTCACAAGTTGTAGTAACTTTTTGACACGAGCTGCGGCATGGACTGCGTTGACTGTGCCTGATTTTGTATACAAAACTGACTCGTCTGCTAGTAATTTGTATTGTTTTTGTACGTTAGGAGTTAATCTAGTATTAACAGTACGTACAATGTTATCTGGGAGATCCATGCAATCGGACAAAGCGTAGCGTATCGATATGTTAGAAAGTTTATTTGCTACTGCTTCTTCTATGCCAGGCTTATCAATCCATTCATTGGCAAAGCCATTGAACTTAGGTG